CATCTACATCGACGGGTCGCACATCGCCAAGGACGTGCTGACCGACGCCTGCATGGCGTGGCCCATGCTCAAGAAGGGCGGCATCATGGTGTTTGATGACTACCTGTGGGGTGACCCAAGGGACACCCTGCATCGGCCCAAGATTGCCATCGACGCATTCACCAACATCTTCGCCGAGGAAATGCAGCACGTGCATTCCGGGTATCAGTTGATCGTAAGGAAGACGCCGTGAACGAGAAGGTCAAGGTGACCACGGAGCGGGCACCAAGCATCATGGTGGCTACTCCCATGTACGGAGGTATGTGTACGGCTGGCTACGTGCACGGCCTGCTGCACACAGCGGCGTTCCTCAAGGAGCTTGGGATTACGTTCTCTTGGGCACAGCTTACCAACGAGAGCCTCATTACGAGGGCGCGGAACGAACTGGTGCGGCTGTTCTTGGAGCGGCAGTTCGACTACCTCATGTTCATCGACGCCGACATTGCCTTCGATGGGCGGGCCGTGGCTACGCTGCTCTCGGCGGACGAGGATATCGTTTGCGGTATCTACCCCAAGAAGGAGATCGCGTGGCCCCGCGTGGTGGAAGCCATCAAGGAAGGGCACGAGCCGCCGCAGGACTATGCCGGAGCCTTTGCGCTCAACATCCTTGCCAATCAGGAAGCCACGACGGACGAGCGGGGCATCCTCGAAATCAGGCACGGGGCAACGGGCTTCATGCTCATCAAGCGGCGAGTGTTCGAAACCCTCATGCCGCACGTGCCCACCTACCGGATCGGCAGCTTCATCGACCCCAACACAGGCAAGTACATCAACCCGCTTACCCATGAGTTCTTTGCCACAAGCATCGACTCCAGCGGGGCGCTGCTATCCGAGGACTACCACTTCTGTGAACTGTGGAGAAAGCACGGAGGCAAGGTGCACGCCAACCCGTTCATCAAGCTGCAGCACATCGGAACTTACACTTACACTGGCGACATCATCAAAGCGGGAGCGAACCTGAAATGACCGATATCGGAGCGATCTTGGAAGAGCGCGGCAAGCGCTACGGCGATTTCATGACGCACGCCCGGATTACGCAGGAGCTTAAGGAACTGGCTTACAGCTTCGCCAACGCTCAAGGGACGCCGCTTGAGGCAGACCAGTCTGAGGCGCTTGATATGATCTTCCACAAGATCGGGCGCATTCTTAACGGCGACCCCAACTATGCCGACTCGTGGGCGGATATCGCAGGCTACGCCAAGCTGGTCGCTGACCGGCTGGAAGAAGCTGAACTCAAGCTAAAGACCTATGCTGAAGTTGGATAAAAATATCCAAGCCGCGCTCGACGCCACGGGCCTCCCGTGGACCGTCGAGATGGGCGGTAAACACTTCAAGATACGTCTGGCCGGTCGTCTGGTTGGAGTGTTTTCGAAGGGTAAAAATGCACAACCTTCACACTCCATCCAGAACACCATCAGCAACATTCGCCGTCTGTATAAGGAGTTAAGTGGTGACCGAACTGGAGAAGCTCCGCGCCGAGGTGTCTGAGTGGCGTGCATGTGCGCGGTATACCACAAGCAAGGATGGAACCCGCCGGTTCGACCGCTGGGCGCTCGGAAAACTAGGCACCTGCCGCGTCAAATATGTGGAAGGCGACGACGCCGTTAAGCTATAATGACCGGCTATCTACGGCAGGAATGAAACTATGACCGCGTGGTCCTACAGCAGCCTCAAGACCTTCGACCAGTGCCCCAAGAAGTACTACCACCTGAAGGTGGCGAAGGACGTCAAGGACCCCGGCGGCGCAGCCGCCATCTACGGGCAGGATGTGCACAAGGCCGCTGAGGATCACATAGGCGCTGGCGTGCCGGTGCCTGCCAAGTATTCCTACATCCAGCCGGTGCTGGACGTGCTCAAGGAACTGCCGGGCGACAAGTACTGCGAGTTCAAGATGGGCGTCCGCAAGGGCGCGGACGGCTTCGAGCCGTGCGACTTCTTCGACCCCGACACGTGGTGGCGGGGCATCGCTGACTTGATCGTGGTGGATGGCCCCAAGGCTTACGTCGTTGACTACAAGACCGGCAAGAGCGCCCGTTATGCCGATACCAAGCAGTTGGACCTGCTGGCTGGGGCCGTATTTCTACACTTCCCGGAAGTAGTTAGCATCAAGTCCGCGTTGGCGTTCGTGGTGAGCGGCGATCTGGTGGACAAGCGACACCGTGCGGACCTGCGGGACAGCTACCTGAACGTATTCGAGACCGAGTTGCAGCGCCTTGCCGCCGCCGAAGAGAGCGGCGTGTGGAACGCCGTGAGCGGACCACTGTGCGGCTGGTGCCCCGTACTTAACTGCGCCCACAACCCGAAAGGATGACCCATGGCACGGGACTACCGGCACGAGTACGAGACTTACCAAGGCACTGAGCAGCAGAAGAAGAACCGCGCCAAGCGCAACGCCGCACGTGCGGTGATGATGCGCAAGGGCAAGGTGCACAAGGGCGACGGCAAAGACGTGGACCACAAGACCCCGTTGGCCAAGGGCGGGTCTAACAATGTTAGCAACCTGCGGGTTATGGGAAAGAGCAAGAACCGTAAACGCAACGGGCACTAGCCCAACGGAGCAACAATGAGGATCGTTGAAGATAAGGCTCTGGTGGTGCGGACTCGCAAACCGCACCTGATAACCGAGAGCATCGAGAAGAGCGCCGTCATCGACAAGCACGGCGACATATACGAAGTGGCCATCAAGTGGGGCCTGCGAGAGGCAGAGGCGCTGGCTAACCTGCGCTACAAGAACGTACCGTCTACCATCCTGCGGGATTACAACTGGCCCGGCCCACACAAGCCGTTCGAACACCAGAAGACTACGGCGTCGTTCCTGACGCTGTATAAAAGAGCGTACTGCTTTAACGAGGCGGGCACGGGCAAGACCGCATCCGTCATCTGGGCAGCGGACTACTTGATGAAGCTCGGGCAGGTCAAGCGCGTGCTGGTGCTGTGCCCCCTGTCGATTATGAAGTCAGCGTGGCAGCAGGACCTGTTCAAGTTTGCCATGCACCGCAGTTGCAGCGTGGCGTATGGCGCAAGCAAGCAGCGGGCGAAGATCGTCGGCGAGAAGGCTGAGTTCGTCATCGTCAACTTCGACGGGCTGGTGGTAATCAAGGACGAGATCAAGGCCGGTGGGTTTGACTTAATCGTTGTGGACGAGGCGACCGCCTACAAGTCGGCGCAGACCCGGCGCTGGAAAGTGCTTAGGGAGATAGCCACCGCAGTGCCCCGCATGTGGATGCTGACGGGCACGCCCGCCGCACAGTCCCCGCTAGACGCCTACGGCTTGGCCAAGATGCTGTTCCCGCAGTCGGTGGGGCATGTAGGCATGTTCCGCGATCAGGTCATGTACAAGATCACGCAGTTCAAGTGGGTGGCGAAGCCCAACGCCGAGACCACGGTACACAACCTACTACAGCCCGCAATCCGCTTCGAGAAGAAAGACTGCCTAGACTTGCCCGACGTCATGCACGTCGAGCGCGAAGCCCCACTAACCCCTCAGCAGGCGAAGTACTACCGCAAGCTGGCCAGCGAAATGATTATCAGCGCCGAGGGCGAAGAGGTGAGCGCCGTAAACGCAGCCACCAAGCTCAACAAGCTGCTGCAGATTGCAGGAGGTGCCGTCTACACCGACACGCACGAGGTCATAGAGTTCGACGTGTCGAACCGCCTCAAGGTGGTGCTGGAGGCCATAGACGAGACCAACAACAAGGCGCTGGTGTTCGTGCCGTTTACGCACACGATCCAGTTGCTTAAGGAAACACTGGAAGGTGCAGGTATCACGTGCGGCGTCATCAATGGCGACGTGTCGATGAACAAACGCAGCGCGCTGGTAGAGCAGTTCCAGAAGCAGCCCGATCCGAAGGTGCTGATTATCCAGCCGCAGGCGGCGTCTCATGGCTTGACACTAACCGCCGCTGATACCGTAATCTGGTACGCCCCGGTGACGAGTGTAGAAACGTACCTTCAGGCCAACGCCCGAATTGACCGACCGGGGCAGAAGAACAGCATGCGCATCGTCCATATCAAGGGCAGTCCCGTGGAGAGCAAGCTGTATCAGATGCTGCGGGACAACATCCGCGTCCATGAGCGGATCATCGACCTGTACCGCGAAGAAGTTAATAAAGCCGCTTGACTTTGTCTAACCAGCCGCTAGTTTGAAGTGGCAACAACAAAAAGAGCAACCCATGTCAACCGCACCGACCGCCGACGAGCTAGTGGCGGCGTATCTCAAGATACGCAGTGCCATCCAGTTCAAGGAAGAAGCCCACAAGGCTGAGATCGAAGACCTGAAGGCGCAGCAGGATGTAATCTCCGAGGCGCTGCTTGGCCTGTGCAACGAACAGAATGTGGAGGGCCTTCGCACGAAGGCCGGTACCGTGTCCCGGCGTATCCAGACCCGGTACTGGACCAACGACTGGTCCTCCATGTACGACTTCATCAAGGAACACGACGCGCTGTATCTCATGGAGCAGCGTATCCACAACGGCAATATGAAGCAGTTCCTTGAGGAAAACCCCGACGTCCTGCCCATCGGACTGCAGGCTGATCGGAAATACGTCATCACCGTCCGCAAACCTACCGCTAAATAGGGGATATACCCAATGGCTACCTCTCTTGTTTTCAAAGACCCGAACGCTTCGCTGGTGCCCTCCGCACGTGCTCGGGAAACGACCGAACTTGGTCGGTCGCTGGGATCGTCTTTCTCGTCCCGCCGCATCCAGACCAGCACCAACGGCACCTTCAAGCGTATCGTCAACGGCGAGCAGATCGGCCCGGCGGTGCGTGGTGAAATCAACGTAATCGTCGTCGGCGCGCTGCCGAAGGTGTCGCGCATCTTCTACGAAGCCAAGTACGACCCGAACAAGGAAGCGACCCTGCCCGACTGCTGGTCCTCGCTGGGTGATGTGCCCGACGCCAAGGTCCCGAACAAGCAGGCTTCCTCTTGCGCCAACTGCCCGCAGAATATCGCCGGTTCCGGCGAGGGCGACCGCAAGGCGTGCCGCTTCCAGCGGCGTGTGGCCGTGCTGCTTGAGGGTGATATGTCTGGTGAAGTCTACCAGCTTAACATCCCGGCCAAGTCGCTGTTCGGCAAGCGCTCGGGACACGTGCTCCCGTTCGAGGCGTACGCCCGCTATCTGAACGCCAATACCTCCGCCGTGGACCGTGTGGTTACTAATGTCAGCTACAATCCCGAGGCTGACGGCATGGAACTGCAGTTCACTCCGACGCGC